GTAGGATATGGCTGACCAAGACCAACTGCTTGCATACGCTTGTTGGCAATAAACTCAACATATTCAGCAAGTAGTTGATAGTTTAGTCCAATCATGGAGCCATCCTTGAACAAATATTTTGCCCATTCTTTTTCTTGTTTGACTGCATCATCAAACAACTTGATAGCATCTTCACGACATTCTACTTCAATCTTGGCATAATCAGGGTCATCTTTTGGCAAAATCTTCAAGAGCGTTTGTGTGCCAGCAAGATGCAGATTTTCATCACGAGCGATTAACTTAATAATCTTTGCATTGCCTTCCATCTTTTTCAATTCAGCAAATGCCCAACTACAAGCAAATGAAACATAAAAACGAACACCTTCAAGAATATTAACGCTCATAAGTGCAAGCCACAGTGCTTTCTTGTGCTCATATGAATCATAACCTGGTCTAGGACCAACACCATTAATGGCAAGATCATTGTTCATGTTAATTAGATTATCATATAGAGCAGTAATATCACCAGCACAATCAACAATTTCTTGAATATCCATCATCTCATCAAATATCTTTGATGGATTGGCATACACATTGCGAATGATATGTGTATACGAACGAGAGTGAATAGTTTCACTGAATGTCCAAGTAGTAATCCAAGTTTCCAATTCGGGCAGCGAACAAATAGGACCAAATGCTACTGCTGGCGCACGACCTTGCACACTATCAAGCAGAATTTGGCGCTTTAAATTACTTGTAAAGATATGCTGTTCATTCGCCGTCAAGTCTTTGAAGTCCTTGGCATCACGAAGAATATCAATTTCTTCGGGTCTCCAAAAAAATCCTAACTGGCGGTCTGTAAGTTTATCAAATTGTTTATATTTTAAGGTATCATAACGCTGAATACTGACACCACCATGTGGATCAAGGAACGCAAGTGATTTAGTATGATCTGTTTTATCGTTGGCATCAAATACTGTACTCATTTTACATATCTTCCTTTTTCATCTCTATTATGTTTCATTCTACCTTTATACCATCCTTCTGGTTGACTTTCCATATATTTTTCTTCTGTGCCATTATTATACCATTTTTTACCAAGAGAATGTTTAGAATGATTGTTTTTAACTTTTTCAATCATTGCATAACTGTTGTTGCCTATGTATGGAATTGGGTCAATGCCATTTTTATAAAATTTTAAGTAAAGATGTCTAGTAATTCCAGTTTCTTCTTTAAGTTCTTTATATCCCTTATACATTTTTCCATTATATTCTATTTCCAACATTTTTGCAAAACCTAAATTATTTTTCCATTCCTTGCTTTTTATTATACCTTTACGTGCCTTACTCATTTTTTGTTTAGCAGCATCGGTATGCTTGTATCCAAGATTATCTATTTTGACTCTTTCGGCGTGTTTGCGTCTTACCCATCCATAATTTTTATTATTCCTATTTGCCATCATATTTGCGGCATATAGTAATTTTATATTATCTGGATACATTTTTAATAACAATAAATGTGCTATATAATGTTCCTCTGCGGTTAGCGCCACAAGATTATCCTTTATATCAGTCCCGCCCATACATCTAGGAATGATATGGTGATTTTCAGTGTATGTTGTAAGAGAGCGATTTTTCGCTCTCTCTATCAAATTGTTATAAATGGAATAATAGTTCATACGAATCTCCGTCATACGTATTTATATTTATCCATCATACGTATTTATATTGTGCAGGACTCGCATGCGTCTTGATCTTCAAGCGTAGCAAAAATCACTTCCGATGGTTTTTGTTCAACAAACTTATTGACATCAATTTCACCTTGGCCATCAAAATTATTAAAATAATACAAGGTTTTGATACCATATTTGTAACATAACAACAAATGACCAATCATAACACTCATTGGAATCTTTTCATCCGCATAGAATGTTGGATTATATGAAGTATTAGTTGAAATACTCTGATCAATATACTTTTGTAGAACCGCAACTAATTTCAAATAACCTTCTGGTGATTTTTGATCCCATAGAAGTTCATACTTGTTCTTTAACTTACGGAACTCTGGAACAACTTGCTTCAACACACCATGCTTGCTTTGCTTGATAGAAATTAAGCTGCGTGGTGGCTCAATGCCATTTGTAGCATTTGCAACCTGTGCAGATGTTTCTGCTGGCATAAGTGCCATAAGAGTTGAATTGCGGATACCATGTTCACGAAGACTTGCACGAAGTGATGCCCAATCCATACGCTCCACATGTGGCACAAGTTCATCAACTTCACGCTTATATGTGTCAATAGGCAGAATGCCCGAACCATACTTTGTTTCATCGCTCTTTGGCGCAGCGCCACGTTCAATAGCAAGTTGGTTACTTGCCTTGATAAGATAATAAGACCATGCTTCTGCATACTCATCAACTAATGCAAGCGCACGTGGGTCACTATAACTCATGTCATTCTTTGCAAGGAAGTAAGCAAAGTTAATGATACCAACACCCAATGGACGACGATTCATTGTACTTAACTGTGCTGCAATGACTGGATAGTTCTGGTAGTCAAGTAGCGCATCAAGCCCACGAACAGCCAAATCGCACATCTTTTCAAAATCTTTTGGTTCTTTAACATTGCCCCAATTGATTGCGCTTAGAGTGCAAAGTGAGATTTCACCTTCTTCATCAAAGATATGATTTAGTGGCTTTGTTGGTAGTGCAATCTCGGCACACAGATTGCTTTGCTTGATTACAGCCTTGCTTTCAATAAATGCACCGTGCGTGTTGGCATGATCGACATTCATAAGATAGATGCGACCTGTATTCTTGCGCTCTTCCATGAATTGCGAGAACAAATCAATTGCTTTGTAGGTTTTCTTGCGAATCTTTGGATTCTTCTCTGCCTTCTCATACAGTTCCTTGAACTTATCTTGATCAGCAAAGAACGCATCATACAAACCTGGTACATCACTTGGCGAGAAGCAAGTAATATCTCCGCCGCTTAGCAGACGCTCATACATAAGTTTGTTAAACTGCACACCATAATCCATCTGGCGAATACGATTATCTTCGGTTCCCTTATTGTTCTTGAGAACCAATAAGTCTTCTACTTCATAATGCCATAGCGGATAATAAAGAGTAGCAGCACCGTTGCGAACGCCGCCCTGTGAGCATGATCTAACTGCTGCTTGGAACATCTTATAGAATGGAATTAAGCCTGTGTGAGAGGCATCGCCCTTGCGAATGGCACTACCAATAGCACGAATAGAACCCGCTCCAATACCGATGCCAGCCTTTTGTGAGACATACTTAACAATAGCACTGGATGTGGCATTAATGCTGTCTAAACTGTCGCCAGTTTCAATTAACACGCATGAAGAGAACTGACGCTGTGGTGTGCGAAGACCTGCCATGATCGGAGTTGGAAGAGAAATATCATGCTTTGAAATAGCATCATAATAATCACGAACATACTTTAGGCGAGTTTCTTGTGGATACTTGGCAAATAGGGTTGCGGCAATAAGAGCATAAGCAACCTGTGGCGTTTCCATAATTTCACCAGTAACACGATTCTGTACCAAATACTTGCCACGAAGTTGTTCCATAGCAACATAGGTAAGCGTCATATCACGCTCGTGTTCAACGAACTTATTAATGCTTGCCCATTCTTCTTCGGTATAATCGCTTAATAGATTAGAATCATAGAATCCACTTTCTACATTCTTCTTGATAATATCAATTAGCGGAAGTGGATGATAGTCATTATATACTTGCTTGCGAAGATGATAATTTACAAGACGACCTGCGACATATTGGTAGTTAGGCGCTTCTTCGCTAATAAGATCAGCAGCAGCCTTGATTAGGGTTTCTTGTAGTTCGCTGGTTTTAATGTTATTATAAAATTGGATTTGACTACGCAATTCTAATTCACTTGCACTTACGCCGCTTAGATTTTCAGTTGCCCAAAATACTACCTTGTGAAGTTTTTCAATATCCAATGGTTCCTTGCGACCATCACGCTTAATAACATTGATTGGCATTTTATTCTCTCTTTCAAATTTTTAAATTTTTATGTGTTACGATGTTTATGAGTTCTGCCGATTCGGGGACAGAGAGACTATTTACAACCTCGCCTATATTGTAATTAAGCGTATATAATCCGTCTTCACATCGCAATAAATTAAGGTATTCATGATTTTTTCTATCCTTGTAAATCTCTATTTTCATAGTATCACGAAATGGATAAGAAGTATAGTATAAAGTGTAAAACATGCCTAACGCACGTGCTATATCGCAATAATTACCTTCACTGACCAAGGTCCAAGGATCAGGCCAGTCTCTGCAATCATCGTATTCAAGATAATTTGGAATGATTGGGCATTTAGCCCAATCTTTTGCTATAATTTGCAAATGGTTGCTTGCAATATTGCGACGATATTCTCGCCATTGTAATATTCTATATGCAGAATTGCCACTGAACCAGTTATAGCATTTCAAGGTATCTGATAGCATAATTGAGGAGACCTGTTCCATTTCCATCTGATGTATAAGTTAAATCGGTTCCATTGAAACCAAATGTTACTCCAACATCCGAATTTTGAGTGCTATCATCATCTATACTATATACGCCACCACTTGTCAAGCTAAACTTAAATGTTCCACTGCGAACACCACCATTTCGACTAATAGTATAATCTACAAGCAGACCAGCAACTTGACTTGCAAAACTATCATAACCTGTTCCAAGTGCAACACCAGTTTGTCTTGCTGCAAGTGTTAGAGATTTACCATTATTATGCTGTATGCTTCCTAAACGCAGACCAACATTATAATTCCATTCAACTGTATTAACTGTTTCAATGACAATATTCATATCAGTTCTATCAAAAGTATCACCGACGCTAGCACAACCAATTGCTGTACTATCCCAATTAATTACATAAGTTGATGGGTTTGTTGGACCAGTTAAATGATCTCCTACGTCTCTATAATAATTGGCTAAACTTAAGAAATTTGAAGAATTTACAACATATACACCATTAGAATAAATTTGATCCATTACACTATTGCTTAGTGTAACGCCTTTTGAAGAATTACCAACAAAATAAATTCCATAATATAAATTATAAAATGTACAACTGTCGATTAATGAATTACTTGTATTTTGTGATGCTGGCAAATATACACCAGTATTAAATCCACTAAACAAGCAATCTACTAAATTAACATCAGTATTGTATATTAAACTGCGACCTAAAAGTTTTACCGCAGCCGTTGTATTTCCGCTAATAGAATCAGTTGAAGAAGTTACTGCTGCACTTTGTCCTTGAATACGAACATTGTCCAGTGTTACACGACTTGCAGTATCAATAATAATACCATCATTTAAACTCTTTAGTGTTAAATTGCTAATAGTAATATCAGTTGGCAAATTGGCACCGTTTAATCCAATTAAGTTTTGAATTTGTTGCAAGTTATCAGCAGTATACATTACCCACGTAACATAAGGATAAATGTATGGACTTACTGTTTGCGTTATTTGTGTATTATAACTACCTTCACCCATAATTCTTGCAAAACTTGGAACGTTTATGCTGCCACTAACAATATAATTACCAGCAGGAAAATAAAGAATTTTTCTTGCATTTAAACTACCACTGCGGCAATACAATTCATATAATGCACGATTAATTGCCTCAGTGTCATCAGTAACGCCATCTCCCATAGCACCAAAATCTTTTACACTTACAAAATCATCTAATTTCTTTTGTATGCTGCGAACAGTGATACTATTACCATAGGTGTAACTTTGTCCAGTCCATGTAGTTGCATCGTTGCTATAAGATACTTGCCCATTAGTACCAATGGCAGTATATTGTGCATTTAGATAAGCAATGGATGTTATAGTATAATTTAAACTTACAGATGTTCGTTTCCAATATTTAAATTGACCTGTGCTTTTGTACAAATAGCCATATTGACCAGCCATAATGTTTATTGTGCCGTTTGTAGTAATATCATAAATTGCGGGCGCTAATAAATTTGCTCCATAATAACCACTTAATGGAACAAATGTGCTTGAATCTAAACTACTACTATAAGTTAAACCAACATCACCAACAGCAAAGAAATATGTTCCATCATAATCTATGCTTTGTATATCTGCAAGTGTGCCTAGATTTAGTGTTAGCCAACTACTAGTAGTACCAGTAGAACTAACCGCAAATACGCCGTGATCACCGCCAACAACAAAATAACTTGTTTGCGCACCGCCAGGTGGTGTGAATGTTACATAGGATACACTATTCAGATCAGCCAATGACACAGGTGAGCCGCTTGGATTTACTGCGCTATTATTAATCGCAGTTGCCCAAGTAACATAGTTTGAACTGTTTGGACTGCTTATACCAATACCACTTGTTCCAACTGCAAGTGCCAAATATGAACTACCACCTAAGTTTGCTACTGTTACACTACGTAAATCAGCAGATGTTCCGCTGCTTGCAACTGTCCAAGTAGTTATATTAGGCGCAGTAACTACTGTTCCTGCTGCTCCCACTGTAATATATGTTGCAGGATTTGAACCTTTTGTAATAGAATACAAGTTATTTGTTGTATTACTTGTGCGTGATGTATAAGTTGTGCCATCAGTGCTGCTTAAAATTACACCACCGTCACCAACAACTATCCAATAGCTGCCATCATAATAAACATCATTGAGGCTCGTTGTAACACCACTAGTTCGTAAAGTCCAAGATGAATTTAACGCATTACTACTAGTATAAATTCCACCACTTCCAGTAAGAGCATGAAATGTACCAGTACCATTGTAATAAATCTTGGTAAAATTTTCAATACCACTTGCTACAGAGGACAAATAAACTAACGTGCCATTTGTATTCTTATAAACATCACCCCAACTTGTAATGGCATATGTATTAGCACCATTTGTTGTGCTTGAAACAAAAGTATCTATTAATGAACGACGCCAAGTTATACCATCTGTACTGTAAAATGCTTTGTTATTTGCTTTTGTTGCAATGAACGCACTAGTAGATGTTGATGTATCGGTTATATATCGTAATCCAACGATATCATCAAAACCAGCGGTTACAGTAGTCCATCCACTATTTGAAGTTGGATCAGTAGCATAAATTACAGTTCCAGTTGAACCGCCTGCAACAAACTTACCGTTACCATATGCGATTGTATTTAATGCAACACTTACACCAGTAGTAACTGGTCCTGTCCAATTAACACCGTTTGCACTCCAATATACACTGCCTTGAAGAGTAACGAGAACAAATTTACTATTACCATAAACAATAGCATTAATATTGGTGTATGAAACTGCGCCGCTAGATGACCAAACCGTACCGTTTGTACTAGAAATAACAACACCATTTGCACCAACAGCAACAAACGTACCATTACCATATACTACATCAAGCAAATCACTAGTTGTACCGCTTGTTGTACTAGTCCATGTTTTTCCATCAATACTTGTTAAAATGTTTCCTCTAGTACCAACTACTACATAAATGGTACCATTGTATGCAATAGCATTATACTGCGCACGAGCATTTCCAGTTTGTGGATTATAACCTGCGTCACTATTTTTAAAACTATAGGTATTAGCTAAGTTTAAAATATCGCTATATTGAGTTAAAATTTCTGTATTACCAGCACTTGGCGCTCCATCGGTAACTAATCCGTTACCAATAAACAATTGGCGAGTATCAATACTATAACCAATTTCTGCTTTGCTTAATTGTGGTAGATTTTCGTATAAACCACTGCGGTGTGAAATACGAGAAATTTGAACGATTGCCATGCGGATATCCTGCTTTAAGGATATTTATGGTTTATCCGCATAGAACTCCCAAACTCTATCCCACCATACACTTGTCCAATGGTCAAACTCTTCACCTTTAATAATCCAACGCTGTGGCTCACAATCTTTGGAACACATTAAGATAACAATCTGTGAAATATCGGTACCAAACAACTGATTATGTGCGGCAGCATAGGCAGCACCTTGAATGAAATAGTCCGAAATCCATTCGGTTTTCTTTGGTTTATTAGTTTGCTTATAATCTACAATAGATGGTTTGCCATTATAAACACCTACAAGGTCAGTAGTACCAGCATAAAGTTGAGGATAGTATAGTGCAGTTTCCATGCCCCAATACTCTTGCATCTGACCTTTCATATATTCTTCAATGATAACAGTTGCCATCTTGGCGGCTTGTCCATGAACCATATTACCACCAGTTTTAAGATCACCAAACTCAAGCCAGTTTTCTAACTGCTTGTGCATTGAGGTTCCACGACCAGCAGCTTCTGTGGTAATTTCTTGCGCTTTTGCCACACCAACACGTTTGCGCCACTCATAAAGTGATTTTTTCTTTTCTTCACTTTTAGTCTTATCAAGGATAGTTGTAACACTTGCTACAATATCGCCTTCGGGCGTTTGATATCTACGACCTGCTTCTGTTTCTTTGCGTGTGATTTTTTTATAATCGTATAAAGGATTATGTGTTACCAGGATATTTGCCAAGATATATGTTGTCCATCTGTTGAGATTCGACTTATAGTATATCCTAGCTTTGTGAAGTTGTCAATAACTGTTTGCATTTGCCCACTAGCAAAATTATTAGATGTAATAGTCTGCCAAGTTGAATAATAATTGGCATCAAGGGTCATGGGTGTGCCAACAACAGTATTAGCACCGATTGATGTATATGTATTGCCATTAATTCTGACTGTTGTTTGGTTGTTATCAACCGCATTAATAATATTAATGTTTAACAATGCAAGTTCAGTCTCAACGACTACGCTGTCAATACTTGCAATTCTGGCATTAGTGGCTGTAAACATGTGTGGCGCTCCGTGATTATTTATTTCTTTTTACGACGACCAGCACAGTGAGCCTTTTGGCTAAAACCTTTAGGATGAGAACAATCTATACTGCGCTTGTATTTCTTGCTCCACTTTTCAGTCAGTTCCGCTTCTTTTACAATCTTCTTGTTCTTTTTTACTTTGTATTTCTTGCCATCAACTATAAAATACTCTAGATTATTTTTTCTGGCAGTGTTAAGCGCACCCAAAAAAGCATTGCCCTCTCCAAGACTTAATTCTTTATCGGTCTCAATAGTTTCGGCATCATATAATTTCTGAATTAAACCAGTGTTACGAAGTAGTTTGAACGCTAAATTTTCTACACCAAACTCGCCATTCTTTTCTAAACCACTTTGACGCATATCTTTAATACGTTTTTTAAGTCTTGCAATAGTTTGCGGATCGCCACTCTCAAGTGCCTGTTTAATTTCTTCTTCTAAGTGTTCAAACTTATGTTCAATATTAGTAACATCTGGCTTGGCAGTTATCTTTTTTGGAAACTGTACCCAGTTATCATTATACACACTATAAACACCATTAGAAATGTGTTTATCTTCACTGCCTTGAACATATACTTCAACAGCATGACCTAAAATTGTAATATCGTGTTGATCATTGAATATTACTTTTTTGGCTTGAAAAAGGTCTTTGAGATTAACTTTACAAGGTCCGCTACTGTTAGCAATAAGATGAAGGTCAATATCACTCTTGTTATTATAATTAAAACTAGCATTGCTACCACTTATTGTAATATCAGTAAGTTCTAGGTCTTCTACATTGATAAATTCAACAAATGCTTTTGCAATTTTAAAAAGTGCAAGACGAACTTGTGGTTTTAAATGATTGCCTTCCCATAAATCTGGGTTAAGTTTATCATGAAATGTAGTTAAGGTTTCTAAATCACCTATGCGCATTAAGTATTTATTAGAACTTGGCTGCGCTTTTTGCCATATTATCTACAGTGGCAGATTGCTTTTCAATGTCTGATTTATCAGGTTGTTTGCTGGCTACGCTTTCTTTTCCTAGCACAACATGCTGGTTGTTATAATCACTAATCATTTCACCAATACTAGGATTTGAATTAATTAATTCTTCAAGGTTTTCATAAGAAAAAGAATAGCCAGCATTATTCATTAATTTACTAATGTTGGCCATTGGAATTTGTACGCCTGGTTTAGTCTTACTCTCCAGATATTGTAAAATAGTCATAAAAACACCGGCTTGACTCTTTACAAAATCTGGAGCAACTTCAAGAAGTTTCATTATCTTAAACCACGTCCCATTTCTGCGGGTCCGCCTGTAGCACTATCAACTGCATTTAACTCAGGCTCATTATCATTTTCATCGCCAATAGGAGCATTCATATCAGGAGCAGGCTCGCCCATAGGAGCAGCACCCATATCAGGAGCAGGTTCGCCCATAGGAGCAGCACCATAGACACCACGGCTTGCATTATCAAGAGTATCACGTGCGCCATTAGCAGCATCAAGTAAGCTACCCAATACTTGCTTAGTTGTATCATTAAATGAGTTAGCTTGTTCCATACCAACTTCATCTTTCATAGCACTTACTAGTGCTGGTAGTTGTTCGTTCTGCATCTTGCTGATTTTTTCAACAATGTCTTGAACAGTATCTGCAAGGTCACGAGCAGCCATAGTAACACGTGCTTGCTCAATTTCACCTTCGGTTAGTGCTGGTGGCAACTCAATGCTTTCATTCTTTGCCATCTTAGTAGCAGTAGCATACATAACTTCTTCGCCACGCTTGCCATAACGTTTTTCAAAATCACCCTTCTTGCCTTTAAGTGACTTTGCATAATGCTCACGCTTCTTAAGTTCGCTCGGTGATAATTCACGCTCATTAAGATTTACTGTGCAATAATCAGTAATTGCTTGCATTTTTTCTGCTAATATTGCTCGACCTTGTGCCATTTCGTTTTTCCATGTTTCTAAAATCTTGCCTACCATAACAGCTTCCATATATTGTGGATTGCGTTCGGCATAGTGTGCCTGACTTGATGTCTTAATTGCACGAATCTTTGTGCCAATAGTTTTCAACATCTGATTAGCATCGCTTTCATTTATCTTAGCAAGATTAAGTTGCCATTTATAAACTTTGTCCAATTGCTGATTTAACTCTGCAGAAGATGTCTTTCCGAATTCTTTAACAAACATAGTGTTGTCCTTACATTTAATAGTATTTATTTAATAGAGACGGTTTTTTCTAAAAGGTCTATCTGTTGATGCAGTAAGTCTAATTCGCTATCTACTTTTGCAAGGCGATCTTGCGCAACTGCATTATGCGGGTTGTTTTTTAATCGCATGCGAAAGTGATTTTGATCTGCAAGGTATATATCTAATTGTTTGTCGATTGCTGTAGCAGAACTAATATCATTATATTTGTTCTTTGCAACAAGCGCAGCAGTAAGTATTGCAATACGGCGTTGGCGAAGTGTTGAAATTACCGTATTCTTATTAATTACGGTCCATTTATTATCATTTAATTTTACTTCAACGCCATTGACTACATATCCGCTCCCCACGGATTTTACAATCACTGCGCCCTTGTTAGGCAAGTGATCGTATTCTTCCGTGACGAATTTTTTGATTTTGTTGAGGGTTTTGCTTTCATTAATCATGCTATTAATTTAGCACAAAGCACAACCACTTGTCAATTAACTATGCGTTTTTGCCACATATAATATAAGTCCCAAAAGTGCCGTTAATAGTGAGCCAATAATGCCAATTCCTAAGCCAACGAGTTTTTTATAAGCCAAAGTTTCTTTTTCGATTAACATGTTTTTAATATCGCTGACTATGGATTCAACCTTTGCAAGTCTTAATTCCATAGTATCCATTTTATTATCCATTTGTTCATAACGCTCTGCACAGATATCGACATGCGCTTCTAAACTGGTTCGCTCAATTTCATATGGTTTCTTTGCCATAACAAACTCCGTGCATTGCAAATAATATTTATAATATCAATTATAATAATAAAAAGCAGATATTTTTATTTTCACCAGAAACAATGGTATATTTTTTAAGGTCTTCTACACTTTCTTCGAGACCAGTTATCATTGGTATAAAACCAATTTCATTTTCTAATGATTCTAAGTTATTTTTGAAGTTATCAGAATCAAAATCAAACAACCATACATTATGAAATCCTGTATAATTCTCACCAAATCCAATATCATCTATTTTTCGATATACTCTCGTAGGATATGCTTGAATTGTAGGAATAGATTTTAAACCAATAGCTTGAACTAATGTGTGCCAATTTTTTAATTGATTTTGAGCATAATAATCGCCATTTCTGGTAATATCAAAAAGTGTTAAACATCTAATCATGGTTTTACTTATTGTATATTATTTTAGGCAAAGAAAAAGGGCGGTTGCCCGCCCTTGAACTTTGTAATATATCTAGGATATATTAAGTGTAGCTTAGCTTGAAACCACGGTTAGCGAATACTGAACCGCTGCAATCAACTGCGTTG